GGCGAACCTGTTGATGATAATGCAATTACATTGCCTATTGAGCCAGGATTAGGCGGAACACAAGGAATTGCATCCAGCGGCGGCATCAAAACTGAATCTGCATTAGGAACGCCATTAGGTGTTATGAATCCTTACTTAGCAGTTAATTACATAATTTATACGGGGCAATAATAGATGAGTTATCAACTAAACAAAACAGACGGCACTCTGCTACTAGACTTAATCGATGGACAGATTGATACAGCTAGTACTAATCTTACATTAGTTGGTAGAAACTATACAGGATACGGAGAATACTTTAACGAAAACTTTATTCGTTTACTAGAAAATTTTAGTAATACTGCTGCGCCAAGTAATCCGTTAACAGGACAAACGTGGTGGGATAATGCAGATCAGCGTTTAAAAGTTTATGACGGAACAGTATGGAAAGCTAGCGGCGGCCCGATTGTACAAAATACTCGTCCACAAATGGTTGCAGGCGACATGTGGATTGATAATCTAAACAATCAAGTTTATGCGTTTGACGGCACTGACTTAATGCTGATGGGTCCGCAATATACAGTAACTCAAGGCAAGAGTGGATTTGAAGTCGGCAGTATACTTGATCAACAAAGTAGATCGAGAACAGTGGTGTACTTATATACCGGCGGGACTCTTTCTGCGGTAATTAGTAGCATCGAATTTACTCCAATTTATGCACAACGAGTTTTAGGATTAGTTACAGCAGATAATCCAAATGGAATTATTCGTGTAGGATACAACATAATTGATACTGCTAATTTTAAATTTAGAGGAATTGCAAATTCTGCAAATGCTCTTGTAACTAATACTGGCATTGTTAGAACTGCTGACAGTTTCCTACCATCGACTGCAAACGGTATTACAACAGGTACATTGACTATTCAAAACTCTGGTGGTTTAACTATTGGGTTGTCGCAGAACAACGTGCAAAAAGTTGTTGGACCTCGCTTTTATATTGAAAACCAACTTACTGATCACGATTTAAGTTTGCGTGTTAAGTCTACAGAGTTTGGTGCAATTTCAGTAGATGCAATTTATATTGATGCAAGCACTGCACGGGTAGGTATATTTACAACCGACAGATTACCAGAATATACATTAGATGTCGAAGGCGATCTAAGAGTAACAGGCGATTTAATTGTTGAAGGCGACAGAGTTGCACTAGATGTACAAACGCTTAGAGTTGAAGACAAGATTATTGAAATTGGCGTATTAAACGACAGTACAGAACTTACAGACGCACAAGCAGATAGTTCAGGCATACAAGTTAATAGTAGTGCAGGAAGTAAAGATATACTTTGGAAAAATGTAACAAATGCATTTACTTCAAACGTAAATTTTGACTTATTAAGTAATACTTCAAGTTACAAAATCGGCGGCGTTGATAAACTAACAAATGATACATTAGTAAATGTTACTAAGGCATTAGACTTGAATCAAATTGGTACACTTTTATCATTACAAATTGATGAAGTTAATATTGATGGTAAAACAATTACATCTACTAATGATATGGCAATTACATCTACTAATGGTATTGCAATTACAGCTGGTAATGATATTAACATTACAGATAACCAGAAAATTACAGGTGTAGCCAAAGCAGTTAGCGCAAGACAAGCTGCATTGTTATCTGTAACAGAATCAGTAAATAATACAGTTGCAACAAAAGAGTACGTCGACCAAGAAATTGCTACAGATCCAGTAGTATTTAGTATGGATATTACTGGTTTAGGAACAGGTCTTACATTACAATCAGCAGTTGCAGATTACTTAAATGATTTATATCCGGCTGTAACACTAAACACTAATAAAACTGCACGTATACACACAACGTCTTATGCTGGAGCAACAGTTGAAGGCGTGGATGTAGAAGGTGCAAAAAATGTAAGCTACATTGCAGTAGATTCAAACGGAACACAGAATGAATCAGTAGTGCAAGATATTGCATTTGCTGCTGAAGGAGCTAGTGGTAACGTTATCCTTACACCAGAAAGAACTTTAATGACATACCAGTCAAACGGAACAAGTTGGGATTTCGTAGGAACTACTGCGTATCCATAAAAACGATAAATAATATAATAGCATTAGGGGTTACATAAGAACATGGCTTATTCAATAGATAGATATAACAACACACTGCTAACCACAGTGGAAGATGGAACAGTTGATCAAACAACTGACCTAAAATTCATCGGTAAAAACTACGCAGGGTACGGTGAAATACAAAACGAAAACTTCTTGTTTTTGTTAGAAAACTTTAGCGGTGCAAATCAGCCAGCAAGGCCAATTAGTGGTCAAGTATGGTTTGATAGCGGAACAAGTAAATTAAAATTTTACGATGGCACACAGTGGCGCACAACAGGCGGCGCAGAAATCGGAGCAGCAGAGCCAACCGGTTTAGCCAATGGCGACTTTTGGTGGGACAGTGGCAACGATCAATTATATGTATACAACGGTACAAACTTTGTACTTATAGGACCACAGAACGCAGGCGAAGGTGTAACCCAAATGCAAAGCCTAGAAGTTCTTGATACTACAAGTACAACAAGAGGAATAATTGCTGCTGTTATTGAGGACGAAACAACTTATGTTGTAAGTCTTTCTACGTTTGATTTAAATGCTAGTGAGTCGTCACTTATATCACAAGGCTTTGATAGAATTAATAAAGGCATTACCCTAAGAAATACTAAACTAGCCACAGCTGGCGTCACAAGTACAACTGATAGATTCCACGGAACTGCTACTAATGCTGAAAAGCTAGGTGGAGTTGCAGCAGCAAACTTTGTACAAACAGGCGTAGGCAACACTATATTTACAAGTGCAATTGAAACCCAAACAGATGACGGAATACTAATAGGTGCCTCAAATGATCTACAAATAAAGATTGATGACAACGGTTTTGACGGTATTATACAAAATATTACTAATAATGGCACCATTAAACTAAAAGTTACTAGCGGCGCAGGCGCACTAACACATGTTGGCACAGTTACATCAACTGGAGTTGTACCAGCAGCAGACAACACATTTACATTAGGTAGTGCTAGTCTAGGATGGTCAAATGTTTATGCTGCTAACTTTACAGGCGAAGCGTCTAAAGCTTCTACACTAAGAGTAGGTAGTGATTTCCGTAGTGCAAGTGCTAGTGCAACTAATAATACAGTTGCAGTTAGAGATGCAACTGGATCAATTGCTGCAAACTTGTTCCAAGGTACAGCAACACAAGCACGTTATGCTGACTTAGCAGAAAAGTATTCTACAGCAGAAGAACTAGCACCTGGAACAGTAGTTACAGTGTGCGCACACGAAGATCACGAAGTTGAAGCAGCAAGTGTAGGTACAATTGCAATTGGTGTTGTATCAACTGATCCTGCTGTGATGATGAACAGTGAAGCAGAAGGTCAATACATTGGTCTTAAAGGGCGTTTACCAGTTCGTGTTATAGGTGCAGTTAAAAAAGGGCAAGAAGTTTATGTTAATGATAACGGTTGTGCAAGCACAGCAATTAACGGAGGAAGTTTAGTCGGTGTTGCACTCGAAAGCAATAGTGATGAGGGCGAAAAACTAGTAGAATGTGTACTAAAAGTTTAAGGAATCATCATGGCAGATATCACAGCAGCACGAATTAATAACTTACAATCTAGTATTGCACTAATACTAGGATCCGGGTCCGGACAAAACGGATATGGACAAATAGTTTCTAGTTTACCAGTTAATAATACTGATGATATTATAACTGCTGAAGATATAAATCTTATCTATACCGACATACTTAAAGCAAGAGTTCATCAAGTAGGCGCAGGCGATATCGGCATCGCTGAAGTTGTACAAAATCTTAACACTGTTGCTGAAGCAACTAGTACATTCGTTAATGATGCCGGTGTTACTAGTATTGACCCAGACGGATTTAAAAAGGGAATAATAGACTTTGAAAATCTAATGGCACAAGTTCAAGCAGATAAACAACTTATACATCCTACACAATCTGCATTAGAACCTGCTATATCTAGTGCAAGAACTAGTTCTTGGAACGGATTAATTTATCACGAAGTAACTGCTACATTTAGTTCAGCTGACGCCAAACGCTTTTTCTTTAATACAGGCGGCGAGATACGAATTAGTGCAAACAACACCGGATCTTCAACACCTAAAGGATTAGATTGGAGTCAATTATGTTCGCAAGTAGGAACAATTAAATTTAGTGCAGAAACAACAGTTTCAACTACTGGCGGCGGCTCGTCGATTGGTAATTATGATTTAACAAGTGCATATCAAGATATATACACAAAAGTTGGCAGCGGCACATATAGTGCAGTATATGCTGGCAATATTTATACTGTTAAAGCACGTTCAGATATTGATACACGTATCATTTTTAGAATTGAATTCAATGATGTAGTATTTGATAATAATGTTGACAACAACGTTGATGGCAGATTAGAAAGTACAATTCAACATTATCGTGCAAACGGCGACGTAGTAGTATCAGCACCGTCTTACTATAATACACAAACATTAGCATAATCAAACTTTTTGTGCTTGAAATATTTTTAAATAAATACTTGATAACAAAAAGAGATGATAGATGTCAGTAACTATATTAGCAAGTAGATATAACACACTTAGAAATCAAGTAAATTTAGTACTTGGCACTTCTGCTGATATTTCTGCCACTTACGGCTACGGCCAACCATTTAGTACAAACAGTGTGGTTGGTTCTCGTGCAGCAAATGATCTTGCTAATGCAGATAAAGTTTCTGCACAAGACTACGAAGATTTATATATTGATTTAATTAGGACACGTTCACATCAAGTTGGAGCATCGGTTGCTATTGACGAATTTGTAATCGGTGATTACGAAGCTAATACTGCAACTGCTGATAAAATTGAAGAAGCATATATTTTAGGATTAGAATCATTAGCAACTAGTATTGATATTGATAGATTAATTGTTGCTCCTGCTAACTTAACTATAGCTAGTTTACCAGAAGCAAGCAGTACCCGTCCCGCAAGTTCGGGTTCATGGAATGGGACACTTAGTCATATTTTTACAGTAACATTTCCGTCTGTCCTTGATAGGAGACATTTTTTTAACGCAGGCGGCGAAATTCGGTTTGGTGCATCGGTTGATTATACAGGAAGTCAAGCTAAAACAGTAGACTGGCAAACAATATTAAACGCTATGGGAACAACTAGTTTCAAGGCAGAATCAACAGTTAATAATGCTGCTGTCGGAACAGGATCTAGTATAGGTAATTACGATCTTACTAATAGTTATAGATTAGTGTATTCAAGAACTGGCGGCGCAGTGTATGCAAGAAATAGATATAACATCTATGCAAAAGAATATGCTACAGGTAATGCAACATCGGCTATACAATTTAAAGTAGACTTTATAGATGGCCAACCAAATGATGTAACATATGGCATTGATGAAGTTGTCTACGGCACATTTAATAGTAATGTAGCATATGCAGCGCCAGACAGTCAGATTACAATTAATGGTACAACTCACGATGCTGTAGTTATTGACACAGTGCCAGTTGGTACTAGATTAAGACCACTTTCCTAACCATTCTCCGCTTGACAAATTGTTAGATTCAATATATACTAGTAACAATAAACTAGGAGTTTAACTATGGATGAACGATTAGAAAAAGCATTGAACTTTTCTAACTACATGCTAACACTTAATAATCAAAAACGATTGTTAGCAGAAAAATATCAAGAATCATTAATTTATTTTTACAGTGGATCACAGTTTACGATTACTCGTGAATTAATTACATTTGTAAGCTCTATGGTTTCTGCTGATCAAGATGAAGTTGTACTTGTGGATGACAATAATATTCCTTGCTTAGTACATGATTTAGATAATTTTTATGGCGAAATTTTAAATCAATATGCTTCTGCATCTAACACATATCACACAGCGTATGTAAATTTAAAAAAGAACAGAAGTATAGAGAAATTAGTTGATTATGACTAAGGGTGTATTTTTAATTGCAAAAAATAACGGTTTTATAGACTATGTAAAACAAGCAGTGTTTCTGGCAAGAAGAATAAAAAATCATCTTGGTATGCCTGTAACTATTGCTACCGATAGTGTAGACTATTTGACAGATACGTTTGGTACTAAGGATTTTGATAAAATTATTCCTTTAGAATATTCTAAAGGAACAAATCCTCGATATTTCTTTGACGGTAGTTTATCTAAAAAGACCGCTAATTTTAAAAACAGTAATAGAGCAAGCGTTTATGATCTTTCGCCCTATGACGAAACACTGCTAATGGATACAGATTACATTATATCAAACGACTTATTAAAATCATGTTTTGAATCTAAATCTAATCTTATGTTATATAGACAGTCAGATGATATTGCAAAGGTTAGAGAAGAGGATGAATTTGAATTTATTAGTAATACTAGTGTTGAGTTTTACTGGGCAACCGTTGTGTATTTTAGAAAAACACAAACAAACAAAGTTTTCTTTGATCTTATAAAACATATCGAAGATGAATGGAATCATTATAGACGTGTTTATCAAATAACATCCAGTTTATTTAGAAATGATTTTGCTTTTAGTATTGCTATACATATTATGAACGGATTTCAAAACGGAAATTTTGTACAAGATTTACCAGGAAGTATGATGTATACTATTGATAAAGATGTACTATGGCAATTAAACGGCGATGATATGATGTTTTTAGTAGAAAAGAAAGACTATTTAGGTGAGTATACAGCATTAAAAACATCAGGACAAAGTATTCATGTAATGAATAAAATTAGCCTTAATAGAATAATTGATAAAGAGTTTGCAGATGACTAAAGGAATTGTAGTTCTTGCCCAAAATAACACAACAGACAATTATGTAGAACAAGCATGCGTATTAGCAATGAGTTTGCAAGTACATAACAGTGTACCTATTAGTATTGTTACAAACGATAACGTGCCAGATGAATATAAAAAATTGTTTGATAAAATTATTCCTATTCCGTTTAATGACAGTGCTGAAAATTCAGACTGGAAAGTTGAAAATCGTTGGAAATTATACCACGCAACTCCATACGATGAAACAATTGTAATGGATACTGACATGTTAATATTGCAAAATATTGATACATGGTGGAAATTTTTGTCTAAGTATGAAATGTTTTTCACTAGCAATGTATTAAATTACAGAGGCGAACGTGCAGACACCAGTTACTATAGAAAAACATTTATAGAAAACAAGTTACCTAACTTGTTTAGTGGATTTCACTATTTTAAAAAATGTGATTTTGCTCAAGAGTTTTATAATTGGTTAGAATTAGTAGTTAACAATTGGGAAGCATTTTATGAACAGCATCTAGAAGGATCAACTCGTCCTAAACATGTAAGTATAGATGTATGTGCTGCTATTGTAACAAAACTATTAGATTGCGAATCTGACATAACAAACAAAGTTACTAAATTTCCTAGCTTTACTCACATGAAACCTTATTGCCAGGGATGGAATACTGTACAAAAAAGTTGGCAAGATCAAATAGGTGTTTATATTAGTAAAGACGGAAGCATAAAAATTGGTAATTATGCCCAAACTGGAATACTGCATTATACAGAAAAAGATTTTATAGAAAAATCACCAGTATTAGAAAGACACAGGAGTCTAATAAATGTCTGATTTACAATCATTAATTAATCGACTTAGTATAGTCCCTGCAAGTACTCAATCTTATGTATATTACAACAAAGAAAATAGCAAAATACATAAGATTAGTTCAAAAAATATTGCTGAAGAGGGTTTTGAAGTTTTTGAAATTGAAACTAACGAAGTTAATCCTATTCTTACAGGAGAAAGACGCACAGACGAATTTGTAATTGCATATGATGTTAGTTTAAAACAGCTACGATTAAAAGAAGTTGCATATGATGATAGTTATAATACTGCGGCAACAATGTGTTATCAGTTACCGATGCTCAAATACACTGATAGTAGAGAATACATAGATGATTTTACTAAACGACAAATACTAACCCCTCAATATGTCGGTATGCATATTGATGTATGGTATGACGAATTATTTCATCTTGCAGGTCAGCATGTTTGGAAAAATAACAATGTTTACAAAGTAATAAAAGATCAACCTGCAAATACTAAATTTAATATAGACAATGCAGAACTTATTGTCAAAAATGTAAAATTGCTCAGTGATGAAAATAAAGAACTAAAAATAGATAATACAATAGATATTGGAGATTTGATTCTAAAAAATAATAGTATATTTGTGTTTGATTTCGAAACTGTTTCTAATAACGAAAAATATGATATTATTATACGACAAAATACCAATGATGGTGTTTGGAGAATTTCACTTAATACTCATACTAAAAAATTCTTACGTATGAGCGGGTATAATCCTAAAGAAACACTTTATTTTAGTATTACTGCTAAACACGATCCTAATATATTTTATAGAAGTTTAGAATTTACTGTAGGTGATTTAGTTATGGAATCTTCGCCAACTATTCCGTTCATATATGATGTAGAACATGATGCTAACAATGTAAGTATATATACAGCAAAATATTTTGAAAACTATGCACACGAGATTATATAATGGCAAAATTTAAACCAATCGATTACGATATCATTTATCTTAGTTACGACGAGCCTAATGCTGAAAAAAACTATGCTGACTTATGTAAAAAGGTACCTTGGGCAAAGCGTGTGCATGGCGTAAAAGGCAGCGATGCAGCGCACAAAGCATGTGCAGAACTAAGTGAAACAGATAGATTTATTACAGTTGACGGCGACAATCGTATACGAGAAGATTTTCTCAACCAAGAAATTGACTTTGAAGAACACGCTGATTTAAAAAATACTGTAATCAGTTGGTGCGGACGTAATGAAATTAACGGATTGATGTACGGAAACGGCGGACTTAAATGCTGGCCTCGTGACTATGTGTTGAAGATGAAAACACATGAAAACGCTGACCCTAATAATGCACATGCTCAAGTAGACTTTTGCTGGGATGCACAATATATTCAAATGAATAGTTGTTATTCTGACGTGTACAACAACGAAACTCCTCAACAAGCATGGCGTGCAGGTTTTAGAGAAGGTGTTAAACTTGCAACTGATCGCGGCGTAAGAATTTCAAAAGAAGAACTAAAAAACAATCACTGGCGTTGTTTGCACTGGCTATACATATGGAGTATGGTGGGCAAAGACGTAGAAAACGGTGCCTGGGCAATTCTTGGAACAAGAGCAGGATTGTACATGACTATGTGTACTGACTGGGATTACATTCAAGTTCGAGACTTTGAATACTTAAATGACTTATGGTCTACGTCTTTTGAATCAATTGAAGACGTTGATTACGAAATTGAAGAATACGGTATCAAATTAATTAACGAGCTTGATATTCCTATCGCAGAACAACCACTTGATGCACAACAAAGTAAATTCTTTAAATCAGTATATCAGCATCCTTCGAGAACTGATCATCAAAGGTTTATAGAAAAGTTATGAGCAACGAACAGCGTATCCAAATACTTAAAGAAAAGCGTGAAAAAATTAACAACGTAAGTTGTAGTTTTTGTACGGCTAAATGGCTACAAACTACACTTATGCTTCAAAATGGATACAATCACAGTTGTCACCATCCGGCACCGCACAAAATACCATTAGAAGAAATTGCAACAGATCCTGCTGCATTACACAACAGTCAATTTAAAAAAGCACAACGTGCTAAGATGCTTAATGGAGAACGTCCTAGCGAATGTGGATACTGTTGGAAGATTGAAGACTTAGATAAAAATTACTTTAGTGATAGACATTATAAAACAAGCGACACATGGGCATGGGATAGATTTGAAGATATTGCAAAAAGCAATCCGCAAGACAATGTATACCCAAGTTATTTAGAAGTTAGTTTTAGCAATGCATGTAACTTTGCATGTGCATATTGTTCGCCTGAGATTAGTAGTAAATGGATGGAAGATGTAAAACAAAACGGTCCTTATCCAACTGAACACGGCGCACATGATTTAAATTATTTAGAACAGTCTGGCAAAATGCCATATCGAAACAGAGACTATAATCCGTATGTAGAAGCCTTTTGGAAATGGTTTCCTGATGCATTGCCGTATTTAAAAGTGTTACGTATTACAGGCGGCGAGCCTACTATGTCAAAAGATACTTGGAAACTATTAGATTATCTTATTGAGCATCCTCGTAAAGATTTAGACATTGCTATAAACACAAATGGTTGTGTCGAAGATAAACTAATAGATAAACTAATTGAAAAGGTTAATGCTCTTTCAGTAGTTGGCGTAAAAGTTGATATCTACACCAGTTTAGAAAGTATTAGTGAACAAGCTGAATATGCTCGTGACGGATTAAATTATAATGTTTGGCTTAAAAACATAGAAAGATTTCTTAAAGAAACAAACAGTACAGTTGCTATTATGACTACAGTTAATATTTTAAGTCTAACAACATTTGTTGAGTTTATTACAGCAGTTATGGATTTGCGTAAAATCTATAATAATAGCTTTGAGTGGAATAGAATACCGCTTAGTATTAATATAATGCATTGGCCGCCCCATCTTCAGTGTACATTATTAGATAAAAAAACTCGTACAGAAATAGCTAATTCAATTGAGCTAACTTGTAAAAATTGGTTAAAGTATTATAGTCCAGAAAAATATGCCAGAATTTATTTAGAAGAGTACGATCAAATAAACCGACTTTGCGAATATTTACGCAACACTAAGCCAGCAACTGAACATCGTCGAGATTTTGTAAGATATATACACGCATACGATAAAAGAAGAAACAAAAATTTTAGCCAAACTTTTCCGGAGTTTGCCAACTTATTAGAGGAATGGAATGCCAAAGAAGCCTGACGAAAGTCTACAGCAATATAGAGATCGGGTAATAGACAGCAAAAGTACAAGCTTTTGCGGTGCTAAGTGGTTTAATGCTACTACCTGGCTCGGAAGCGGCACTACGGCCAGTTGTCATCACCCGCCTGCTCACAAAATTCCATTAGTAGAAGTTGAAGAAGATTACACCGCTATTCATAATACTAAGCACAAAAAAGAAATGCGCCGCATGATGCAGAACGGTGAACGCCCAGCTGAGTGCGAATACTGCTGGAAAATGGAAGATATGAAAAACGACGCAGTTAGTGACAGGACTTTTAAAAGTATTATCTATTCCGACGAAGAATTACAACGTGCATACGATATGGATCATCATGCAAATGTTAATTTAAAAACATTTGAAATTGCGTTTGACAGAACATGTAATTTAGCTTGTAGTTATTGTAATGCAAGTTTTAGTACTACATGGGCAAAAGATATTAAAAAGAATGGTAATTATACTAATCTTGTAAGTGACGGCGCGGGCGCCTTTCAGCAAGACGGTTCGTGGACACAGCCTTATGATAATGACGAAGATAATCCTTATATTCAAGCATTTTGGAAATGGTGGGATAGCGGTCTATCAGATAGTTTAGAAGAATTGCGCATCACAGGCGGCGAACCCATGATGAGTGCAAATACTTGGAAGTTATTTGACTGGTTTAATAATCAAGATTCGGACATGAGATTTGCAATTAATAGTAACCTTATTGCTAAAGAAAGTATTATAGACAAATTAATTGAAAAAACTCAAGGCATGAAGAACTTCGAATTGTATACAAGCTGTGAAGCAGTAGGTGCTCAAGCAGAGTATATTCGTGATGGATTAGATTATGAACAGTGGTTATCTAATATTAAACGTGTATTAACAGAAGCAAACTATAAAGGCGTGCATATTATGATGACTATTAATAGTCTTTGCCTATTTAGTATTACAGACTTTTTAGATGAAGTATACAAATTAAAAGAACTTACACAAAGTAGAACTCCGTCAGTAAGCTTAAACTTGTTAAGGTTTCCAAGTTTTCAAAGTCCGTTAGCATTGCCTAATCATATTAAAGATCATTGTCATAAGCAATTATCTACTTGGTATCAAGAACATAAAAACGATATTGGATGGAGTGAATTTGAAAAAGCAAGTATTGAACGACTAATTGATTATCTTGTTACGGTAGATGCTCCACACCGTAGAACAAGTAATCCAGTTACACTATGGCGTGACTTTAAAACATTTTATGCACAATATGATGTTCGTAGAAATAAAAGCCTAAGTGTATTTCCTAAGATACTAACAGATTGGGTAGAAAGTATTCCAGATACTGATGCAAGTATTACTAAACTTGCAGAAAAAGAAGGTTGGATATTACAACCTGATCCTAAAAATATTGATAAGGCTTTGGGAAAATATGACTAAAACACAAGACATAAAAAATTCAGACGACTTACAAAAGATTATAATTTCTAAAGTAGGAATTAATGATATTTGTGCATATAATGAAATGGTACACATTTATTCATTAAAAAACCACTTTGTTGGCAAAAGTTATACTACACCGTATTTTAACAAGCCAGAAGCTTTACAAAAAAAACAAAAATGGGAATATTCTATAAACAAATATGGTTTTCGCGGCGCAGATTGGACATTTGAAAAATCTCCTGCATTTTTTGGTTGTAGCTTTACTTTTGGCAGTGGAGTTGAAGTTCCTATATCAGAGCATGTTGCTAAAGCCTTAGGCATAAAAGTTATACCTAACTTAGGAGTAGCAGGCGGCGGCGTTGTAAATATAATAAAAATTTTCGCTGCATTTACAAATATACATCCGTTATCTGATGCAATTATTATCCTTCCGCATTTGTCGAGGAAATATTTGCCAAGTTACGACACACAAGTTGGTTGGAGACATCAAAATTATTTAGGCGGATTTGTTCGAGACGATAAGAAACGTTATAAACAAGTTATGAATGTACTTAACGATAATTTTGACATATCGTATTCCTCTGACTATATCGATTGGGCGATTGAAATTGCAAAAAACAAAAATATTAATTTACATTGGGCAACATGGTCTGATGATACAGCAAGCCTTCTTAAAGCTAAAGAAGTTAGTTATTTTATGTGGAACACAGTAGATAGTGCTAGAGATTTATATCATCCTGGCATAGAAAGTCATAAATTAACAGCTAAAACTATAATTGATCGGTTATCTAATAAGGATCAGATATGAATTTACAAACTTTGCCTAATCAACATAGTCACGAAGAATTGTTTTTTAGCAAAAAGCAGTTAGGTGAGGATTTAGGATTAACAACAGTTTCGATTAATGAATTAAATTTTGATACTATTGATGGACTACCACATTCAATAAAGACATTTTTTGAACAAGGCATCCACAAAAAGTGTAAAGGAGTAATGTCTTATTCTTTAAAAAGACATAAAAAATATAGAGAGTATCAACAAACATTAGAAGATTACTCGAAAGCAGTTTGGTTGACTAAAGATTTTATTAGTTTAGATTCTTTTAGAAATCCAATCGGAGTTCATTGGAACCCAAGAATTAATAAATGGAATATTCATCCTGGCGGCACAAGACAGCGAGTAATTTACCACTTTGAAAAAAACAAAGAAATTAATGTACTGGGATTTAATACTAATGCAAAACCTATTAAATTTAGTCGAAAATTTTTTAGTGTTGAAGAAATTCAAGAATATTTTAATGCATCTGATGTAGCATTAGTATGTACGTCAGACTATGGTTCTATTATTCCGCATATTCACTTTGATTATAATAAAACATATACTGACATATTTTCATCAATAAAGCATTTACAAGACTTTTACAAGACGACTAAACTTATAACAAATTTTGACATGGCAGATTTTGGGTACACTGAAAAAATTGAATCACCTCGATTAACAGTTAAATTAACTGTAGACGACCCGTCAAGTGCAGATAATATTACTCGGGCACTTTTACTTCTTCCAAGCTTTAAAAATTTTAATGATTATGGAGTAAAAATTGAGTGTACCTAATTTAGAACGTGCAGTAGTAGAAGTATTTGGCGGGTGTAATTACAAATGTGAAATGTGTCCGCAGACTACTGGTCGAGGCAAAGAGTGGACCCGTAAGATGCCATTTAATATGTTTGAAAATATATTAGATCAATTACCCGGAAAGCCTGTAATTAATTTAGAAGGGTCAGGCGAGCCTACTATGGCAAAGGACTTGCCACGTTACATCGAAGCGTGTACTCGTCGTGGCTTGCCTAGTTTTATGTACAGCAATGGAAGCTTCTTTAGCGGTCAGTTTATGAAAGATTGTATCGATGCAGGTCTTAGCTTTGCTCGATTTAGTTGTATAGGATATAACAGAGAAAAATACAAACAGTGGATGAGCATAGACAACTTTGAACTTCTTAAGAAAAATATCAAAGAAGCTAAAGAGTATATTAAACTTACTAACAGCAAATGTATAGTAAGTAGTTATCATTTGATACTTGACAACAATAATATTGAATATGAAGTTGAGCAATATCGTAGTAATTTTATTGATTCAGTTGGCACAGTAGGTTATATTTGGAAAATGCATAATTGGAGCGGAAATTATACTCCAGACTACGTTCGCGATCCGAGCAAACGCCGTACTTGCGGTAGACCTTTTGCTCCAGAGATTACAATCCGCAGCGGCGGCATTGGCGGTTTAAAAGGTGCAGTTACTCCTTGCTGTCAAACAATGGGCCCGCCTAACGAAAGTAAAAGTGTTCTCGGACATGCACAAAATCAAACTATAGAAGAAATATGGTACGGAGAAGAATATAATAAGTTACGCAAGGCACACGAGATAAAAGATTTTGATAGTATAGACTATTGTAAGAACTGTGACTTTCTTTATGTTGATCCTGAAGTTTTAGTATGGAGTAACGATAACAACGCAAGTACAGACTATATGCTCGGAACAAATTTTAAATTGACAGATTATATAGGTGATGCTAAAATATAAGATATGTATGACATTGTATTTATAAGCTATCAAGAATCTAATGCAGACGCTAATTATTCTTTATTAAAAGCTCGATTTCCTATGGCTAAACGTGTACATGGCGTTAAAGGAATACACCAAGCACATATTAGAGCAGCTAAGAAATGCTTTACTAAAATGTGTTGGATTGTAGATGCAGATGCAATAATCTTCGATGACTTTAATTTTGATTATAAAGTTCTTGAGCACCAGCAAGATCATGTTCATGTATGGCGCAGTCAAAACCCTGTTAATGATTTGGTATACGGGTATGGGGGAGTAAAATTATTTCCTCGTAAATTAACAATGAATATGGATTTATCTAAGCCTGATATGACTACAAGTATTAGTGATAAATTTATCGCTGTAGAAGAAATTGCAAACATTACAGCATTTAACACAGACGAGTTTAGCACATGGCGCAGTGCATTTAGAGAATGTTGTAAACTTAGTAGTAAGATTATAGATAGGCAGAAAAATGAAGAAACAGAACATCGATTACATGTCTGGCAGACAGTTGGGAAAGACCGTCCTTACGGAGAATGGGCTATTAAAGGCGCAGAAGCAGGGTCTGCTTACGGAATAGCAAGTCGAGGCAATATCGAAGCACTTAAAAAAATAAACGATTATGATTGGTTATATGAACAATTTTCAAAACATACCGTTTGAGGACATAACAAAGTTCGGACAAAAAACTTTGTTGGATACCGGCTTGTTTACAGTGTCTTGG